ACGGCAACGGGTGTTTATGGAATTGTTAAAGAAAAAGATGGCTATTATGTGAAAAGAGGACTTAATGAAAGCTCCTTAGATTATATTGGCGGTCTTTTTATGAAGAATAAAAATAAATTTTCATCGTATGGCGAAGCCTTTAAAAAAGCAGAATTTCTTGTTGAACAAGAAAAATTGCAGGAAGCTACAAAATATGTTTTGAAAACGCCTAAGCCACCAATACCTAAACCACAAGAAGAGGCACCAATGCCGATGCCGACAGATGAAGTGCCACCATCGCCAGCAGTAGGTGAAACACCCCCTCCTGCGCCTGATGAAGGATTACCACCATCACCAGAAGACGAAATGCCACCTGAAGGCCAAGAAGAAGATTTTAAAAAGGCAATACAAAAACTTTCTGGTAAGCTTCAAGAAAAATTAAATACATATAAAGAAAAACTTGAAAGCGAAGATTATACATATGTTATTAAAATGATATTATCTGCTGTTGATTTTGATAAGCTTGAACAATCTGGCGATTTAGATGATATTCTGGATGAATTTTTTCCTGAAGAAAATGAAAATGGCGAGCCAGGATCGGAAGACGCCCCAAGCGAAGTCGGCGATACCACTCCCCCAGCCGAAGATGAACTTGGCGAAACAGATGGAATAACAGCATTGGAAGAGTTAATTAATAACCCATTTGAAGATGAACCAGTAGTGGATGATAGTAATTATTATGACGATGAGGAAGATGAGCCATTAGATTTCGAAGATAAATCCGCAAGAAAATTTGCAGAAAAAGATATTGCAGGCGAGTATGTTGATGAGGATGAACCAGAAGGACTAACACCTAATACTGAAAAACCATCTGATGATGAATCTGACGAGGAGCTTGATGAACTATTGAGCGATATGGATATACAATCTTCTGTTCCTGAAGAAAATGAAATGGAAGAAGAACTTCCTGTTCCTGAACCTGGATCAGAAGTTTCTGCTCCTGAAAGCGCAGTAAAAGAACTTGATATTGATGAATTAAACAATATGGTTAGTTCTAGCGTTAAAGAAACATTAAGTAAATATTTTGAAGGATAATGTATCTTATATACATCAACGAGCTAGGAAAGGACTATAAAGGTCAGAGGCAATACGAGTTCATTTTTGGTAAAAGTAAAGACGAAGATGTAATAGAAGATAATTGGTACATGGTACCATCATCAACAAGAGCAACACCACCAGATATTAAATCAATAGATTTGGTGGGTTTATTAAAAAATTCAGATTTGGAACTTGATTTGGTTCAAAATTCTGATTATTTTGGAGTAATAGATGCAGTTGATGGCGTTGTGGCGCTAGGATGGGAAAAATTTAATATGGATGCTGAAGAAAGACCCGAAAGAGTATCTTTTCATTTTGGCGAAACTGTAGAGAGCGTAACCACAAAATTAATGACAAAGGGGCTTAGACTAATAAATGACGAAATAAAATACAAATTTTCATGAAAAGGCAAGACATAATATCAAAACTAATAAATGAGGGATTTACTCAGAAGACATTAGTTAATTTAAACGACAAACAACTTCATATGTTGGCCGAGAGAGTTCTTTCTGAACAATATGCCACTACGGGTGCTGCTACTCCGAGCGTTCTTAATATACCAAAAGAAAAAACGCAAGATATTTCATCCGCAAAAACAAGAAAACAAACTTTCGCAACTTATGAAGGTGAAGTAAAAGAAGAAGAAAAATTAGGCGTAGAAAAGAAAGAAAAAAGTGAAGACGAAAAAATTCTACAAAGAATTCATAGTAAAGCCGAATCGAAAATGAAAAAAGGTGAATGTATTAAAAGCGAGGTGGAATTACTTAAAAGAATGAAAAAGAATGTGCCCGAGAAATATACAAAATATATAGAAGTTAAAACAGGAAAAGTAAAAGTAAAAGAAAAAGAGCCGGAGCCAGTATCAGAAAGTAAAAAAGTAAACAAATGGGTTAATAAACTAGTGGAAAATAAATGTTTTACATCAAAGGGTGATATAATAAATTTAATTCAATCTAAATTAAACGAGCAATCAGAAACAGATGTGATGACTCCGCCAACAAAAAATAAAACAAATGCGAATTTTGATAGCGTATTATCATATGATAAATTAAAACAAATTGCAGGAAGAAATGAATTAATACCTGGCTTAAATGATTATATTAAATCTTTAGGATACGGAGAGCCAGAACCTGAAGTCGATGACTCTGATATAGATACAGGAGCAAAAGCAGGATATCAACCAGAAGTTCATCCAGGAAAACCTGATGTTAAACCTGACGTTGATCCTAATATTGATCCAGGTAAACCCGAACACGAAGAACCTTGGGATCCATATAATCCGGGTCCAGGCGTGGATCCGGGTCCAAAAGCTAAAACAAAATCTAACAATAGATAATATGAAATTCAACGATAAATCATTATCTAAGGCCATTAAAAGGAACCTAAGAGAAATGGCCATGGAAAAGCCGCAAGGTTTTAATCCGCATCCCGATATCGAAAGAAAACTTGCAGGAGGACAGACAACAATTCCAGGTTCATTAATGCCACAAGCTGGATGGAATGCTCCAAATACTAATTTCCAAGAATTATTATCATCAGAAAGATATAGAACTGTTATTCAGAAGATGCAAGAGTATTTGGGGGTGGACGCTCCACGATCAATAAATAATGAACAACAAATGTTTCCTCTTATTGGTATAATGGGAGCTGCTGTTCAAGAAATTGAAGATCTTGAGAGTAATCATAAAGAGGAATTAGAAGAACTTGCGGTCAAATTAGTTACAAAAGAATTAGGAGTACCCGAAGGTAAGATTATTTATAAACCGAATCTTGTCAGTCGTGGAGGGATTTCAACGGAGGATTTTGGAAGAAGTGTACCACAACAACAAAGACAACCACAACCACAACAAAGACAACCACAACAAAATCCAGAAGAACCAACAGAACAAATTACCCCCCAACAATTAGAAGCACAATTAGCTGAGAGATTGGGTAATTTTAATTTGGAGTTAGGGAAAAGAAGATTAATAAATACGATTCTTCAGGGAGCATCGAAAAGAGGACATTATATGTACCATATGATGGTTAATGAATTACAAAACATAACAGGTTCGGAAGAAATCGTTAATAAATACGGAATAGTAATGTCTATTAATGATGTTCTGTATTGGCAATTTGGTGATCAGTTAATGGGGAGATCAATGCAAGGTAATGATTTTATTGGCGGTAAAGAAAAAGTATTACGACCTGTGCCACAAACTCAACCACAAGAGCCACAGGAACCCCAATATCCTGAACAAGGGGATGATGAAGAACAAGGAGATGATGAAGAACAAGGCGGTGGCGATGAAGAACAAGGCGGTGGCGGTGATTGCCAGCCAGATGAAAAATTAGTAACAGTATGCGCTTGGGGAGTTAACTTTCCAATATTAGTTCATGAATTACTTAAAGGAACATATGAGGTACTTGGTATACACGGACAACCTTCAGAAGGATTTGCTGACGTTAAAGAAATAGAAGACACGTTAGATAACGAAATTTGGGATTTAAGATTGGGACCCGCAATTTGGGATAGAATGAGAAGCTTATTTCCGGATGATATTTTAATTGATGATAATCAAAAGCAGGTTCAGCTCTTCTTATTAACATCAATTTTTAGACTGCCAGCTCGAGAATTTTTGGTGTTTATGAAAGAAGTATTACAAAAATCTGAAGAAGGAAGAAGACTAATGGGTATTGTTCTTGCTGGCGCGCGTGATAATATGAGAAGACTTGAAGCTCATCAACAACAGAGTCAAGAATTAAACACAAATAGAGCAGATCAACTACAGCGTGAAGTTAAAGAAATTTCTAATGAAACACCTGATGAAAATTTACGTGACTTTTTGAAAGAATTGGGAATAGGAGGCATATCAAACGAACCAAATCCTAACACCCCCACAACCGAAAACCCAGCAAATGAACCAGAACCAGATCCAGATATCCCCACAACCGAAAACCCGGCAAAAGATATAGATAACGCAACATTAGCAGGAATGGGGCTTAATGCATTAAATGTAGAAATGAATAACGCAATTGATGAGGAAAATTGGGAATTAGTTCAGAAAATTCAAAGAATGATAGATCGTAAACAAGGTAATCAAAGGTAAGATTATTACATAATAAAATGAAAAGTGGTTTATAATGACCACTTTTTCTATATTTATAGGTATGACAGCTAAAATTGAACAACTTAAAGAATATGCTCGTATCATCAAAGATACTCCATATGCGTTGAGAACATATTTGCAAACATTTGATAATACACAATCAAGATTTGTACCTATGGATCCATTTCCAGATCAAATTCAATTGATAAATGATTATGAAAACTATAATGAAAATATAACAAGAAAATATCGTCAGGCGGGTGTTACAACAGTAACAGCAGCATGGATATCTAAACAATTACAAACTGCAAAGCCCGAAAAGCCCGAAAAAGTTCTTATTGTTGCGAATAAAAGAGATACAGCTATTGAAATGGCGAATAAAGTAAGGGGTTTTCTTGATCAATGGCCCGATTGGATTAATGTTGGGTATTCTCAGGCAAAAAATTCAGAAACTAGATTTAGATTAAATAATGGTTGTGAAGTAAAAGCTGTTGCAACATCCAAGGATGCTCTTCGTGGTTACACCCCAACAATTCTAATCTTTGATGAGGCGGCCTATATTGAAGCGGGTGAAGATTTCTGGGCAGCATCAATGGCTTCCCTTTCAACAGGTGGTAAGGTTATTATGATTTCAACGCCAAATGGATATGACCCGATATATTATGGTATATATGCTCAAGCTGTTAGAGGTGAAAATAACTTTCATATAACAGAATTAAAATGGTATAAAGATCCTCGTTATTCAAAAAATCTATCATGGATTAAAGTTACTGATATAGTTCATTATATGTTAAATAGGGAAGAATATAAAGATGATGAAATAACAATCCATGACGCGGATCCCGAAGATTATGAGAAACTAATTGAAGATGGATATAAACCATATTCTCCATGGTTTGAAAATATGGCAAAAAAATTAAAATACGACAAAAGACGTATTAGTCAAGAAATTGATGCCGATTTTCTCGGATCTGGCGACAATGTTATTCCTGCTGAATTAATTGCTAAAATTATAAAAGAACAATGTCGTGAACCCAAAGAAAAATATATGATGGGGCAAATGTGGCAATGGAAAGACCCAATTAAAGGTCATCGTTATATTATGGGCGTTGATGTGTCGAGAGGCGATAGTGAAGATTTTTCGGCTATTAATATAATAGATTTTGATGATAGGGAACAAGTTCTTGAATATATTGGAAAAATGCCGCCAGATGATTTAGCCGCAATTGCATATAGATGGGGAATGATTTATGAATGTTTTATTGTTGTCGATATAACTGGCGGGATGGGAATTGCAACTTCAAGAAAACTTCAAGAAATGAATTATAAAAATATGTTTATTGATGGGATCAATACACAGAATATATGGGAATATGACGCTAAGGCGATGGAAAAAATTCCTGGTATTAATTTCAATAATAAGCGAACACAAATTGTTGCGGCATTTGAAGAACAAGTAAGACATGGATTTATTATTAAGTCATTAAGATTAGCAAATGAGATGAATACATTTGTTTTTATTAATGGCAGACCCGACCATATGAAAGGAACTCACGACGATTCAATTATGGGTATTGCAATTGCTTTGTACGCTGGTGACATATGTTTTACTCAATTATTACGAAATGAATTACAAAATAAAGCAATGATGGAATCTTGGATGTTATCTGAAAGAACATATGAACCGAACAAATCGGCCTATTCTTATGGTCAAGCTTTTGATCCGTTTGGAGTTGTGGATGGTAATACTGGACGTCCTGTACCTAATCCATTATTCCAAAATAATACGATGACAGCAAGAAAAGAAATGTATCAACAATATTCGTGGTTATTCGGAAAACAAAAATAACCTTTCAAATTATAAAAAAATTCTTTATATTATAATCAATATTTATAGATATGGCAAAACAAGGATTAACAATTTTTCAGAAACTAACTAAAACATTTGGTTTTGCGGGACAATTAAGAACTCCACCTCAATTTGAATTTAAGAAAGAAGATATCCTGAAAACCGATAGTAGAGAAGATTTTGAAAAAGCTCGATTACAGGCACAACAGACACAATATATCGCAGACAAATGGTCAAAACTTGATATGTCGCTTTATAATCAATCTGTTTATTATGAACCTAACAGATTATCAGCGTATTATGATTTTGAGAGTATGGAATTTACTCCGGAAATTTCTGCGGCATTAGACATTTATGCTGAAGAATCAACAACCAAATCTGAAAAAGGACAAATTTTAACAATACATTCTGATTCAAAAAGAATTAAACATATATTAGATGACCTTTTTTACAACATCATGGATGTTAATACTAACCTACCTATGTGGACTAGAGGTATGTGTAAATACGGGGATGACTTTGTTTATTTAAAAATTGATGCAGAAAGGGGCGTTATTGGATGTCAACAGTTACCAAATATAGAAGTCGAAAGGCTTGAAGGAGCAAGACAATCTGTCCCAAATCAAAGCGATAGAGTTGGCAGTAGATTTCCAACAAGAGAATTAAGATTTACTTGGAAGAACAAAGATATGGAATTTCAAGCATGGGAAATTGCGCATTTCAGAATTTTAGGCGACGATAGAAAACTTCCATATGGCACTTCAATGTTAGATAAAATCAGAAGAATTTGGAAACAACTTCTATTGGCTGAAGATGCTATGTTAATTTATAGAACATCAAGAGCACCTGAAAGGAGAGTGTTTAAAATCTTTGTTGGTAATATGGATGATAAAGATATTGAAGCTTATGTACAAAAAATTGCAAATAAATTTAAAAGAGACCAAGTTGTTGATCAAAAGAACGGTAATGTCGATATGAGATATAATCAAATGGCGGTTGATCAGGACTATTTTATTCCAGTTCGTGATCCTGCACAACCTAGCCCAATTGAGACATTACCTGGTGCTCAAAATTTAGGAGAGATTGCCGATATCGAATATATTCAAAAGAAAATGTTGGCGGCTCTTCGTATTCCGAAAGCTTTCTTAGGATTTGAAGATGTTATTGGTAATGGTAAAGGTTTGGCATTATTGGATATTCGTTTTGCAAGAACTATTAATAGGATTCAAATGTCAATAATTCAAGAATTAAATAAAATTGCTTTAGTTCATTTATTTCTTCTAGGATTAGAGGATGAGTTAAATAATTTTACTTTATCTATGACAAATCCATCAGGTCAATCTGATTTATTGAGAATTGAACAATGGAAAGAAAAAATTACAATGTATAAGGATGCAACTTCAGACCAGTCACAAATGGGTATTCTTCCTGTTTCACACACATGGGCTAAGAAGAATATTTTAGGTATGAGTGATAACGAAATTATTCTTGATTTACAACAACAAAGAATAGAAAGAGCAATGGGATTTGAATTAACGAACACTCAAAATATTATCAGGCGTTCTGGAATATTTGACGATGTCGATAAAAAATATGGTATTCCTGAAGAAGAAAGAAAGAAAATAGAAACGGCGATGGCTGCGGCTGGCGGACAACAGCAAGAACCTGGTGGCGCTGGAGGTGGTGGCGGTGGCGGAGGAATGACAATGCCATCTGAAGCAAGTGCTAGTCCAATGAGCGCAGGACAACCCGCTCCAACAGGAGCAGAGCCAGGCGCCCCATTATCTGAAATTCATTCAAAAAAAGAAAAAATCCTATCTATGTTAAATGAAGATACTAAATTACCTGATTTATTTAATACGGAAAAGGCTCAGAAGAATATTTATGAAATGGAAAAAGCAATAAAAGATATTTTAAATCAATAAACATGAATAAATTTGGAACAGTAAAAAGTAAGGTTTTACAAAAAATTACCGATGCGTATATTAACGGTAAAAAAGACGAAGTTAAAAATACTCTTAGATTAATGAAAGAGAGTAAAGAATTTTTAAATCTATATTTGTTCTATGAAGAAGTAGAAAATAAAAATGTGGAAGATAAGGAACATGCCGAATTATTTGTTGAAGAAATTGCCCCAATACTAAAGAAACAGATGGCTAAAGTTTCATCATTCTGCAAATCATTAGATAAAAAGCTTGGCGATGTAAATGTTACCGAAAATGAATTATATTCAAATCTTGATGTACTTTCTGAAAGTGACACTTTAAAGAATGTTGATAAAAAAATTAAAGCAAAGAAAAAATTGGTGGAACATTTATTGGTTAAAAAAGAAATATCTGAGCCAACATCAACTAAAATTATTGAGAATACAACTCTTTTAAATACTGTCTTATCAAACAATTTTAATGTTCTTTATAGTAATACCTTAAATGAGGAAGAGAAAAAAGAATTAGCTGAAATATTATCCATATCAGATAAAGATTTAAATGATAATTTTAAAACTTTACAAGAAGAGGTAACAGAGAAAATGAATAACCTGATTAAGGAAGAAAAAAAACCTGAATTAATAGAAAAATTGAGTTCTGCTAATTACGAGGCGGGACAAATGAAGCCATCGAAATTTAATTACTACAAACTATTACAATTGAAAAACGGGATTTAATCCCGTTTTTTTTTGGAATATAAAATTTTTTTCCTTATATTTTATTATTATTCACCATAAATTAGAAAATATGAGAAAAATTAATGAAAACTGGAAAATTTATAACCTTGGGTTATTATGGCAATGTAAAGATTGGATATGGAACTGTCGATTATAAGAAATTAAAAACAATTTACATAAAATTAAATTCGTGGGTATCTCCCGAAAATGATAATGACGAATTTAATACTATACTCTCCAAGACAAAACGAAAAATCAAATTACGAATATATAACCTAAAATCTGACCATTTCAAAAAAGAATCAATCGTTGATTTAGATGTTAGAACTAAAGGAATTAGATTAGGAAAAAAATCCTTTCTGAATTTAGAAATCACATTATTTACACAAAAATTTTTTGATATTCGATCAAAAGAATTAAAATTACTAATCAGTAAATTAACTGAAGATATTATTGATTTTGATTTAGAAGATAAAATCTTATTTAATTTTCATAGAAATAAAAAATAACTTCTAATATTGATGTATTTATAGTGAAAGCTATAGATGAAGGTATTAAAAGATGGTAGACAATTACTCATAGAATATGACGCTGGTCATATTTCCCCTGAAGATAACAAACAAGTAATTTCTGAAATGAAGGATATGGACTTTTCACAAGACCTTATTCTTTATGCTGTACTACAAAAATACGGTATTCCCAATAAAAATGGTAGAATATATCCCGAACAAGTTTTAAGAAGAGAAAACGAAAAATATCAATTAATTATCAAAAATGGCGGAGCATTAAGTGAACTTAATCACCCAACATCTTCACTTATTGATCTAGATAGGGTTTCTCACTCAATTCTTGAGACATGGTGGGAAGGTAATGTCTTAGTTGGTAAAATCAAATTATTTACATCTCCAGGTTGGAAGAAAGCCGGGATTATTAGTTGTAAAGGCGACCAAGCAGCAATGCTATTAATGAATGGCGCAACATTAGGTATTTCGTCTCGTGGTGTGGGTTCATTAAAAAATGAAAAAGGACAAAATGTTGTACAAGATGATTTTGAACTTGTGTGTTTTGATATTGTATCATCACCATCAACGCCTGGAGCCTATATATTTAGTGACTTGGAAGATAGAGTGAAATATGAAGAAACTGTCGAAGAAAGATCACCTGAAGAAAATAAAATCAAGTCTCTTATGGGAAGATTGGATAATTTTTTAACTAAATAATGAATTTTTTTTTAGATTACGATATAA